CTCGGATATAAATTATAAAAATATATACGCATCAATAAACTATTAGTTATGTTGTTAATAAAAACAGTTAAAGGATTTCCGGATGGATTTGCACCATCAAGCATTAACACATCACCATTAAAATCAACAACTGAAAAAGATAATTCTGTAAAAATAGAATGCAAAACTGCTATATCCTCATCAGAATAATTTATAACCCTTGCTAAATCAACAAATATCCTTCCAATACATAAAATTAACTGACTTGATATTGAAGTATCGTATACCTTATAATCAATTGCAAACCATCTATTAGATAGGTAAGTTTGCATACCATTTAAATGTGAATACAATTCATTCCATTCACTCGAACATGGATCAATCCCAACTGCACACTCAGAAACTAATGGATTCATTTGTAAAAATCTACAAATGCCTAATGTGTACTTTCTAACAACCAATTGAAATGGTGTTGAAGAAGCTTGAAATACTCTAACCTTTGACTTACCTACTAAAGTTGGTTCATCCTTTAATGTAGTGGTAAACCAAGGATAATATCTTTGACCTTTCTTATAAATCAAAATAATTTTATCAGCTTCCTCAATGAATTCTTGGTTCAATATCCTCTTGTCTTTCCATCCTTCTCCAGTATCTCCCAAATTTTGAGAAAATAACTTTTTACTACCTTTAAACGGAAATCCAATTGAACTTTTAAAATTCATAGAATCAATGAATCTTTTACCAGGTATTCCATTAACGACTTCGTCCCATGATAAAACCTTGACTTCTGATCTCCAATAATCAATATTATCATACAACACTCGTGTTAAAGCATTTACATATTCTATCTTAGACCTGTTAAGAAGTCCAAAAGGAACACCGGGTCTATCAACAACCCATTTCTCCATTCCTATTTCCCAAGGTTCATAAGGTGAATAACCATCTGAACCTTTAAACATAGGTGAGCCCCATTCTAAGTCTAAGTTAAATAACTTTTTAACTTCATCTTTAATGGGGGTATCTCTAACCTTAGATTTAGGAGTCCTATTACAATTATATGAAGAACCAAGAAATTGTGCACAATTATAAGCTTTCATCCTTAAATAACATGATTTCTTCTTAATACATCGTTGTAATACCTTAACTCCCATAACCTCTTTATGAAAATCTCCAGAAGAACTCATAGGAATAATTGTTGGCTTTTGTTCTAATTTTAATTTAGTCTCAATTAAAATATCTTGAGTTGGGGTAACTCCATAAGCTAAAAAACATCCATCAGATCGTATTTGCTCTGAACCTCCAATATGAAATCCTGATATACAAGCCCTTTTGTCGTCAGTAATAACAGGAGACATACATTTTCCTTTCTTGGCGCCCTTCCAAAAGTATCTAATTCCTGGAAAGAAAAAGCCTAAACCACTAGTTGCTCCAAGAGTATAATTTAAT